AAGAAAACTGAGGTAACTCACATCAATAAGTCAGGTGAAGAGCTAGAAAAAGAACTAATGAAGACTATACAAGAACTAAAAGGCAAGATTATTCATACTAAAGAAGTGGTAGAAGTACAAGACGTGGAGTTTGAAGATGATTAGCCCTAAAGATTTAGAGTTATTAGAACAAGCACTCCCACAGATGAGCGAGAAAGAACGACTTCGCAATTTACAACTACTTCAACAGTACAAAGCCGAGCTAGTTAAAGAAGCTGGCGGTAAAACTTTCTTAGAATTTATTAGACACGTATATCCAGACTATAAAGTAGGAGCACATCATGCAAAATTGGCTAAATTATTTGAAGAGATTGCTGAAGGTAAACGCAAAAGAGTTATTGTTAACATTGCACCAAGGCACGGTAAAAGTGAGCTCATATCTTATCTCGCACCTGCGTGGTTTTTGGGAAAGCACCCAGCCAAAAAGGTCATTATGGCTTCGCACACTGCAGACTTGGCTGTCAACTTTGGTAGAAGAGTTAGGAACTTGGTTGGCTCTGACTCATACAAAGATATATTCCCAGATGTGTCGCTCCAGGCGGACTCTAAGTCAGCGTCCCGTTGGGGTACGAACTTTAATGGCGAGTATTTCGCTATTGGTGTCGGTGGTGCTTTGGCTGGTCGTGGGGCTGATTTATTTATCATTGACGACCCTCATTCTGAACAAGATGCAAAACTAGGAAAGCCAGATGTTTTTCTACCTGCTTGGGAATGGTTCCAATCAGGACCCCTACAACGTCTAATGCCAGGTGGTGCGATTATTGTGGTGATGACGCGTTGGTCAAAACTTGACTTGACAGGACAGATTGTCAACCAGATGGTGAAGAATGATGAAGTAGACGACTGGGAAGTGGTAGAGTTTCCAGCGATACTAGAACAAGACGGAGAGGAAGTACCATTGTGGCCTGAGTTCTGGTCATTGGAAGAACTAAAGTCTAGACGTGCAGCTTTAGATATAAGATATTGGAACGCACAGTATTTACAAAACCCAGTATCTGAAGAAGGAGCACTAATAAAACGTGAGTGGTGGAACATATGGGAAGAAGAAAACCCACCCAGTTGTGAATTTATTATTATGACACTTGATGCGGCTCAAGAAAAGAACAACCGTGCTGACTACAATGCCCTGACTACTTGGGGTGTGTTTATGAATGAAGAAACTAATAACTATAATATTGTTCTTCTAGATGCTATTAAGCAGAGACTGGAGTTTCCAGAGCTCAAAGAATTATGTCTAGAAGAGTATAAATCGTGGGAGCCTGATGCGTTCGTGGTAGAGAAGAAGTCAAACGGTGCTGCACTTTACCAAGAATTTAGACGTATGGGGATTCCTGTAGGAGAGTTTACACCAGGCAAAGGACAGGATAAAATTAGTCGTGTGAACGCTGTGTCTGATTTATTTAATTCAGGTATAGTATGGGCACCAGACAGAAGATGGGCACACGAAGTGATAGAAGAGTGTAACGATTTTCCTTCAGGTGCGAATGACGACCTAGTGGATGCGACAACGCTTGCCTTAATGAGATTTAGGCAGGGCGGATTTATTAGGTTGCCGAGTGACGAAGAAGATGACATTCCGAGTTTTAGAAGGTACAATCAGAAACGTCTGTATGTTATTTAACAACGGAGATAATTATGTTATATCAAAAGTTGAGAGAAGCAGGAAGATGGGTAATGGATAAATATAATACTTACCACAAAATTGTAAGTGCAGTTTTATTAATATTATTGATAATCTGTATACTATAGGAAAAAATTATGGCACAAGACAACAACGTTGATAAAGGGTTATACCAAGCTCCTCTTGGTATGGAAGAGATGGCTCAAGAAGAGCCTGATTTAGAAATAGAAATCGAAGACCCAGAAGAAGTCACTATCAAAGCAGGAGATATGGAGATTACCATAGACCCTGACCGTATGGACGATGATGAGTTCGCTGCAAACCTTGCAGAAGAAATGGATGATGACTTACTTGAGAAGTTAGCTAGTGATTTAATCGGTGATTATGCAGGAGACGTAAGTTCTCGTAAAGACTGGCTTGATACTTATGTAGATGGGTTAGAACTTTTAGGTCTTAAATTAGAAGACAGAAGTGAACCATGGGAAGGAGCTTGTAATGTTTATCACCCTCTATTAACAGAGACTCTTGTGAAGTTTCAAGCAGAGACTATGACCGAAACTTTCCCAGCGAGTGGTCCAGTTAAAACTACGATTATTGGCAAAGAAACTGAAGAGAATATGGATGCTGCTAATCGTGTCAGAGAGAATATGAATTATCAACTCACCGAGAAAATGGTTGAGTATAGACCTGAACACGAAAGAATGTTATGGGGTTTAGGTCTTGCAGGTAACGCTTTTAAGAAAGTTTATTATGACCCTAACTTAGAACGTCAAGTTTCTATGTATATTCCAGCTGAAGATTTAGTTGTACCTTATGGTGCATCTGATTTAGAAAGTGCAGAAAGGGTTACTCACGTTATGCGTAAGACACAAAATGAATTACGTAAATTACAAGTTGGTGGGTTCTATAAAGATGTAGACTTAGGTGAGCCAACTTATGATTTAGATGATGTTGAGAAAAAGATAGCTGAGAAGATGGGTTTTAGTGCAACTACAGATAGTCGCTTCAAGATACTAGAGATGCACGTTGACTTAGACTTAGAAGGTTATGAAGATGAGGTGGATGGTGAGCAAACAGGAATCGCATTACCTTATGTCGTAACTATAGAGAAGAGTACCAATACAGTACTTGCTATCAGACGTAATTGGAACCAAGATGACAAAACTAGACAGAAACGTCAGCACTTTGTGCACTATGGTTATGTTCCTGGTTTTGGTTTTTATCATTTTGGATTAATACATTTAATAGGTGCGTTTGCTAAATCTGGAACTATGATACTTAGACAGTTAGTAGATGCAGGTACACTATCTAATTTACCAGGCGGGTTTAAGTCTAGAGGACTTAGAATCAAAGGTGATGACACACCAATATCCCCTGCTGAGTTTAGAGATGTGGATGTACCATCAGGTAGCATCAGAGATAATATATTACCACTCCCTTATAAAGAACCAAGTCAAGTATTAAACTCATTAATGAATCAGATTATTGAGGAGGGTAGAAGATTTGCTAGTGCAGCTGATTTAAAAGTATCTGATATGTCAGCTCAAGCTCCTGTAGGAACAACACTTGCTATCTTAGAAAGAACATTAAAAGTAATGTCTGCGGTACAAAGTCGTATTCATTATGCAATGAAACAAGAATTTAAATTATTAAAAACAATTATTAGAGATTTTACACCACCAGAATATTCTTATACACCTGATACAGGTTCAAGAATGGCAAAACAAAGTGACTATGACTTGGTGGATGTAATCCCTGTTAGTGACCCTAATGCTGCAACAATGTCACAGAAAGTTGTTCAGTATCAAGCAGTCATGCAGTTGGCACAACAGAACCCAGATATCTATGATATGGTGGAACTTAACCGACAAATGTTAGATGTACTTGGGGTAAAAAATGCTGAGAAACTATTACCTAAGAAAGATGATATCAAACCTATGAACCCTGTTTCAGAAAACATGAATCTCATCAATGGTAAACCTGTAAAAGCATTTATATACCAAGACCACGAAGCCCATATCAAGACTCATATGGCTTTTGCCGAAGACCCTAAAATTAGAGAGTTAGTAGGTCAAAGCCCAAATGCAGCAAAAGTACAATCTGCTGTAGAAGCTCATATAGCAGAGCATATTGCGTTTGAATATCGTAAGAGAATTGAAGAAGAACTTGGAGCTCCACTACCTCCACCAAATGAAGTATTACCAGATGATGTGGAAGTAGAACTCTCAAGACTTGTATCTAAAGCAGGACAACAGTTGCTACAAACTAATATTAATGAAGCGAAGCAACAACAGATTCAACAGCAAGAAGATGACCCACTGTTACAGATACAAAAACAAGAGTTACAAATTAAACAGATGGAAGCTCAAGCAAAAGCTAAGAAGATGAATGATGACTCGTCTCTTGACCAAGCAAGACTTGAATTAGAAAAGATGAGAATAGAGTCGCAAGAAAGAATCGCTGGTGCTAAGATTGGTGCTGACGCAGTCAACCAACAAAAACAGTTGGATGCAAAAGAATTTATGGAAGGTACTAAGTTAGGTGCTGAAGCCATAAAACGACAGA